AAAACATTCGTTGCCGCTCGCAATATCATTCTGCACGGCAAGTTGATCAAGATTGGAGAAGTATTTCCCAAACAAAAGGTCAATCATCGGCGGCTTCGCCAGATGTACGAGCAAAGGCTACTTAATTACGCGGAAGAGGTTGTAGCTCCTGAGCAAACGACCTATGAGCCGATCAAGCCCGACTTCGATACTCTTAGTGATGAAGGTCTACGCGTTTGGTTACGCAACAACGGCTACATCGCACGGCCTAAAACACCTAGGGAAAAGTTACTTGAACTAGCTCAGCAAAAGTGGAAGGAGTATATGGATGGCCTCGCTGTTGCAGCAGGAACTCGCAAAGCAAATAGCGAAGGCGTTCAAAGGGAAACTGCTGAAAGGAACGCTTCGTCGGGAAATAGCGAGCACGGTAAACGAGTACGGAGATCCCGTAACAGGTCAAGTGCAAACGTTTAGCGTTGAGGGCATTCGAGATACCTTTGATGCACGATATGCCCTGTTCTATGGCATACCTCAAACCGACGTTCGCATCGTGTTGATCATGGACTTGATTAAACCAAAAACTACACCACAACAGGATGACAAAATTTTTATTCGTGATAAATGGCATCAAGTCCGAAAGATTTTAGAGATTGATCCGGCAAATGCCTCGATCACTCTACAATGTTTCGAGATCGAAGCTCCAACTTAAGGAGAAAGGATGATGTTTAAGATCATCGTGTACGAAGCAGGCTACTATGTTGACCCCGAGACGTTGCCGAAGTGGGTCTATCACAAGCTGCGGTTCCTAGTAGGTAAGTTTGGCGAGAACCTCGACATTGCTCCTAAGTGGGCACGTCACGTTGCCAATTTCCTCGCTAGGAAATTCATCTCGACTACCTTTAGTGCGTAATGGTATACTACAGGCTCGTGAGGGATTAAGTCATGGCACTGGTAGATCTTTCCGAGCCTATTCGCAATGCTATCATTGCTAGCAGCGAGATAACCTCGCTGCTGGAACCTTATGCTGGATCTTACCCTGTTTTTACGCACCGTCCTGTTCCAGCAGACTCGCCTCGCATTGTTATTGTTATCTCTCAAGACATAGCAAGCGATGATCAGGATGGGTTGAATGACTTTCGCCCTGTCATTATTCGAGACATTATAGTCTTTGGGCAGAATGAACCTGCTGATAGATTCCGTAAAGTACAACAAATTGCTCGATACATACACAGCTTGTTTCATCACAAGCGTTATAGCATAAATGTTCCGGGTTGGATCACAGTGCTGGTCCAAGCCACCGGCCCTATTTCGTTACCGCAAGATGATCAAACGGTAGCGGAAGTAGTAACAGTGCAAGTCACATTGGCAAGAAAGGAGAGCTAAATGAGCGGCATCTTCGCAACGGCAGGCTCGAAAGTCTTCATCGGGCAGGTCATGTCCCCGAAAAGCACAGACTTTACAGAGTCCGATTTTCAGGGCATGACTTGGACGGAGATCGCATGGGTTGAGACCATCGGTCAGTTCGGTGATACCTCTGCGGAAATCACATTCGATGCTATCGGTGAACAGCGCACCCAAAAGTTGAAGGGTACCCGCAACGCCGGTAACATGGAATTGGTATGTGGTATCGATAGCTCTGACCCTGGTCAGATTGCCTTGCGAGCGGCTGAAGCAACACCGTTTGACTATGCATTCCGTGTTGACTTCAATGACGCGCCTCCAGGCGGTACACCTTCTCAGCGGTTCTTCATTGCCAAGGTAATGTCGGCTGCTGAGCAGTTAGACGGTGCTAACAACGTTGTTCGATTGAACGCCACTCTCGCGATTAACTCGAATATCGTTGCAGTTGATCCGTCACCGTAATATAGTTCGCCTACATCCAGTAACCTGTAATTAGAAGGAATAGCAACAATGTCAGATAAACCTCAACTCGGACGTGGTAACGTCTACATTAGACTTGGTGGTATAGAATACACGCTGAAACCATCTGTGTACGCAGCTAAGACTATATCTCGCAAGTTTGGTGGACTGAACCTCGCTGTTGACCGAGTTGCTAAACTGGACTTTGAGGCGATCTGTGAAGTAATCTTCATAGGGTTGGGCAAACAAATGCTCAACCCTCGTGAACGCCAAGAGCTAGAAGAGCTTATCTTTGAGTCCGGGTTTTCCGACGATACCGGTAAACTCGGAGAACTCTGCGTTCAATACTTAGTTGCTCTCATGCGTGGCGGTCGTACCATGACCCCTGAAGAACAAGCAGAAGCCCTGGCTGAATACCAGAAAATGAAGGAAGAGGGCCAGGATATGGGAAACCCTCCAAGCTCCAACAACAACTCGACCAACGGTACGATGAATTAGTAGAAATCGCACTGGGCTGGTTAGGTTGGAGTGAGGAGCAAGCTCTATATAGTGACGTAAACGCCATCCTTATTGCCTACGATGGTTTAATTAAACGCTTGAATGCAGAAAAAGGAGTGGTCATAAAAGATAATGCTCAAAACTCGGACCCGAAACGCATCACAGTCGGAGGTGGTAAACCAAATCCATTAACACCGGCTGCATTTGATGCTATGTTCGGACGAGGCAAACCGGCTGTAGTACGAAAGGGCGTTCAACCCATCTCTACTCCAAGCCGAAGACCTACTCCTCGACCAGTACGGAGATAGGGATGGCAAGTAAAGTCAGAATGACTTGGCGAGGGCATCGGCTAGTGCAGCAAGTACGGGCCGGTGCTCAATCTGGTGCTCAGAGAGCTGCCGATCTCTTCATCGAAGAGGCTCGGCGGCTTATCATTGAAACGCCCAAAAGTGGAGTCATATATTATCGCGGAGCTTTAGGCTGGCGGCAGGCTAGTGCGCCGGGTGAGCCACCAGCTAATTTAACCGGTCTCCTTGCAAATAGCTTCAAAATTAACACGTCGCGGACCGGTACAGTGGTAACAGTATCGATCACGAATACCGCACCTTACGCGCAGTTTCTAGAATTTGGTACGCGTAAGATGGAACCTCGACCATTCATGAGAGCCGCGTACGCAAACGTTAAAGATAGAATGGTTCAAGTCATTCGGGGCGAGATTCAGAAAAAGGTGACTTGATATGGCTGACATTGCGGGTCTCAGTGTAGCAATCAACATTGATCTTAGTAAGTTTGTCGGTGATATGGAGGTTGCCCGCAAGGCAACCGAAGAACTTACTAAGGGTCTACAGACCTCAGTTGGGCAGCTTACTTCGGTAAGCAAATCCATTACTGAGGCGGGTAATGCTGTTGCCAATGCGCTGAACAAGTCTACTCAGCTAGTCGATAAACTGAAGACTACTACCTCGCAAATGGCTAAAGAACTCGCGACTAACGTTAAAAACGCTAGTCAAGAGTTCAACAAAGCTAATATACAGTCAGCGCAATCAGTCGCCAAGCTCGCCCAAGCTGTAAATCAAGCAAACTCTGCATTCCAGAGCGTTAGCCAAACTATCACACAATCTGGCCAGCGCGTTGCGCAACAAGCACAAGTTGCGGCAACCGGTGTGCAGAATATTGGCTCGTCCGCACAACAGGCGGCTGAAGCTTCACGTCAAAGTGCTCAACGTATTCAGCAAGCTTTTAATCAGGCTGGAGGCGCTACAGAACAAACCTCGCGCCGTATGGAACAGTCTCTAGAAAAAGCCCTGAAGGGTATTCAAGATTCTATTACAGCGCTACAAAGCTCCATAGCTACATTCACAGCTAGTATGGGGCAAGTCAAAACAACGATAGAAAGTGTAACTCAAGCTGCTCAGAAAAAAAGTGGTGTACTAGTTGAAGTCACAAAGAAGCAACAAGACGTAGTTAGCGGTTCGGCTAACTTGGGCCGTTGGTTCCGCGTACTGACGACCAATATCTTAGGTGTCAACGCGGTAGCCATCGCGCTCGGTACTGCTCTGGGTAACTTGGCTACCCAAATGGTAAGCCGTCTTGTGCTGGCAATCATTCAATCATCTACACAATTCTCAACGCTTAATAACCGGCTAGCAGAATCCAGAGCTACTATCGGTAATCTAACTCAAGAATTTCAGTTCATTACCAATCAAGCACGGGAAATGGGAGTTGGCCTCAATGCGATGACCGATCGCTGGCTGCAACTCGCTGAAGGTGCGCGCAATGCTGGCGTTGATGTAGAAAAAGTTCGTGAAGCATTCGCACGTTGGAATGAGACTGTTCAAGCGTTCAGAGTGGATACCCTTCGCAGCTCATGGGATCGTTTGACCCAAGGTTTCGGTCTCTTTATAACCAATGTTGATAACACTATCGGCGTAAGCGATAAGCTCATCTGGCTTATCAACAGACTTGCCGACGCCTTCTTCTGGCTAGCTGAAAAGGTAGGTGACGTACCTGATCCACTTACTCAGCTCCAAATTGAACTGCGTAAAACACAGGAAGATTTAACGAAAATTTGGAACCGTATGCAGGAAATTAGGGAAGCAGGTTCCCGAATTACTGCTGCGGATGAACAACGCACTAGCCTAGTGCGTGAATTTGTCCAGCTTAGTAGACAAGAAGCGGATGCTAAAGAAAAAGTAGCCGCTATAACTCAAAGAATACGTGATCTCCAAGCAAGGCTGAATGAGGTCACTGGCGAGCAACGACTTGAGATTGAGCGCATCATAAAGAACGCTCAAGATCAGTTGCAAATGGAAACCAAAATTCATGGACTGCGGGGTGCTGCACAAGAAAGACTAATCAAGTTACTCCAAGTTGAGCAAAATCTCAGAGCTGCTAACCTTGGCCTGACCGAGGAACAGTTAAAAGCTGAGGCCGCTCGCGTCATACCAGATATCAATCGAGCCGTTAGTGCTCGTATTGGTGCTGCTGAGCGTGATGCTAGACGTGATTTTGCAGCTCAACAAGCCCAGGAAATTTTGCTTCAACAAACCGGGCTTATCCAAAACGCTATCCTCACTTATGAGGATTACGCTAAAGCGGTTGAAGATGCCGAACAGCGTATTCGTGATGCGCATGCTTACAGCTATGAAGCTGAGTTAGAAATTACCCGACTACGCATTCAAGCGCAGCGTAACTTCCAGAACGCAATGCTAGATACGGCACAGATGGCCGGTCAAGCGCTTACGGCACTATTCCCGAAAAGCAAAGCGGCAGCTATCGCGGAAGCAGTTATCAATACAGCCGTAGGTGTCACGAGAGCTCTTCGTGATGTACCGTTTCCGTTGAACTGGGTACAAGCCGGTCTAATAGCTGCAACCGGTGCAGCTCAAATCGCAGCTATTCGGAGCACAAATATGAGCGGTGGCGGTTCAGTACCTCGTCCTGGTGCTGGTGGCGGTGTATCGCCCGCACCACAAGGTGGAGCAGCAGCACCTCCAGGACGTGCTGTTCAAATCGTACTCAGAAAAGGTGACTTCTGGAGTAGCGAAGCGATTTCTGAGCTTATTGACCGGATCAATGAAGAAGCTCAAAACGGTAAGATTGTTCTATCTACTAGAACAATACCACTGTAATCTGGGAGAATAATAATGACGATTATTATTTCAGACACTCTAGTACCAAGTCAGGATGACGCTCAGTTTGACGCTGACAATCCTGTAATCGGCTGGCATAACGTCGTCAACGTCGGTAATATCCGTGCTGCTGAAATCGGCACAGATGCTGACGTTGAAGATGAGAATCATCCAGCCTCCATGATGGCTAACTCAAGCACGTACCAGCGTTTCCAACAAGCTATCGGCGGTAAAAGTTTCTATATCGAGATTGAACCAAATCAACTTGACGATATAGATTACGTTGCAATCGCTGGGCACAACTGGGGTACGTTGGCTCGAGAAGTAAGCATTTGGGGCGCAACTGAGCGCGACACTAACAACGATTTTATTTTCAATCAGCTCGTTCAAGAAGTTGTTCCAATCGATGATACACCACTTATCTTTCGCTTCACACCGGCACCATATCTAGCACTGCGTATCCATGTCGTTGCTACACTAACCGGCATTGATGACATTGCCTATGCTGCGGTAGTTTACGCTGGTAAACTTCTCATACTTGAACGAAAAATCCAAGTTTCTTTCGTACCACTCATATATGGACGTCGCTCAAATGTTATCAATGCTCGCTCTGAGCGCGGTAACTTTCTAGGCCGACTACTCACAGGTGAATGGCTAGAAACATCTGCAACGTTCATGTGGCTCTCACCCGATTGGTACCGTACCTACATGGATGGATTCTTGAAACAAGCTCAAACTAACCCATTCTTCTTTGCTTGGGCACCTATTAGCTATCCTAAAGAAACCGGCTTCGCTTGGTTGACCGACGTAGCTGAGCCTGTTATCCATTCGCCAACAGGCCATATACAAGTAACTCTCAATATGCAAGGTATCGCGTAAGCCAATGACAGACTTAACCGGAAGAATAGTTCAAGTAGTCGAGCTGGATATCGACTACTATCGGGCAACACAATTTGAAGCAACTCAAATTGGAAACCCTGTCGATAACTGGACTTCTAGATGGGAGAGTAGTGCCAGTTTAGAGGCTATTATAGATGCTGACTTACCTTCAGGTAAAGGTGGTCAGCTTAAGACATCTTCAGATAACCCTGGTTTTTATCTAGCTAGTTGGGATTTCGCCGGGGATAACATGATAAATACCTCTGCTCTAACTTGCGTTAAAGTTAGAGACATTGGTGTTAACACTGGTATTCTACTTAGAGGCGCTGGTAGCCCAACCTTAAACACAAAGCGTGGATATGAGTGCAGCATCACCAATGGTGATACTCTGCGCTTCGTTAAGCACATTACAGGCGGTAGTATTCTTACTCTTACTTCAAGAGTGTTTGAATACGGTCCAAACGACGTTGTATGGATCTTATTCGAGGCTATCAACGCGCAGGCATTCGGTGGTAGTTCAGGCGTTGTATTGCGCGCGAAAGCCTGGAAAGGTAAAATGAGCGATGAGCCTACGCCATTCACGCTCACGTATACAGATACTGCAATCCCCATCACTCAAGCCGGATGGGCTGGTTTAATCAGAACCGTTGGTACTTCTTAGCTGTAAACCATGTATCAAGCAGATGATCTTAATCACGGATATAGGATCATGAGGTGCGCGGTTGTTGATCCCAATACTGGCGCGGTGGTGAACGTCATCGTTGCCGATCCTGAGAAAGATAGCATCCCCGGCTTCACGCTCGTCGCAATTCCAGATGGGGAGCCGATAGACATGCGTTGGGTCTGGTCAGAGGCGGAAGGCTTCAAGCCGGGTCCAGAACTCCAAGCGGAACTCGACGCGCAAGCGGCAACGGTTGAGCAAGAGGGG